CTATGGGTCATTCTCTTCTGCTTCTCTGGGGTCCTGAGGCTCAAGGGGATTTCGTCAGGTGGTGCCAACTTGGGGGACTCTGGACTTTTGTGGCGCTCCACGGAGCTTTCGCTCTAATTGGTTTCATGCTTCGCCAGTTTGAACTGGCACGTCTAATCGGTATCCGTCCCTACAATGCTATTGCGTTCTCTGGTCCTATCGCTGTTTTTGTTAGCGTCTTTCTCATCTACCCTCTGGGTCAATCGAGTTGGTTTTTCGCTCCATCTTTCGGGGTCTCCGCTATCTTCCGATTCCTTCTCTTCCTACAAGGATTCCATAACTGGACCTTGAACCCGTTTCATATGATGGGTGTAGCAGGTATCCTGGGTGGTGCATTGCTAAGTGCTATCCATGGTGTTACAGTAGAGAATACTCTGTACCAAGATGGTGATGATGCAAACACTTTCAAGGCATTTGACAGCACTCAGGAAGAAGAAACCTATTCAATGGTTACTGCAAACCGTTTCTGGTCTCAGATCTTTGGCATTGCATTTAGTAATAAGAGGTGGTTGCATTTCTTTATGCTGTTTGTCCCTGTTATGGGTCTTTGGACATCTTCCATCGGTATTATTGGTCTTGCTCTCAACCTTCGCGCTTATGACTTTGTTTCCCAAGAGATCAGAGCAGCAGAAGACCCAGAGTTTGAAACCTTCTACACGAAAAACATTCTCTTGAATGAAGGTCTTCGTGCATGGTTGGCACCAATGGATCAACCACATGAACAGTTTGTGTTCCCTGAAGAAGTTCTGCCACGCGGTAATGCACTGTGAATAATTTTGAAGTCTTCTTTTACTTTGTTTGCTTCGCCGTTATTGCAGGTGCTGCCTTTGCGATGATGTGGTCTAACATTCAATCCATCAATGTGGAAATGAATAAACCAAAACCACGCCGTCATCCAGAAGCACCTGCTCCTGGCGAGGAAGTAATGTACGTTGATGTGTCTGATATGAATAGTCAACAATTCAAAGATACTAAACAATCATTAGAAGACCTTTACAATCAAGACAAAGATTGATATACTGAGGGTTAATCACCCTCTTTTTTATGATTGGCAAACTTGATCCTGATGAAAGGATTCTTGAAGAACCTTCTATTGCTGAACAGATCTCCAACGTCATGGAGAAACTGGGATGGGAATGTGAGGACGACATCCATGTTGAGATTGGTGGCACCTCAGTCTATATGATTGATGGTGCTGGCACTAAGTGGGCACCTGTCAAAGGCACTCGTAAGTACAACAAAGATGCATTCATTGTTATTAAGAACCGATCCCGTGACCCCGTTGTCCCGTCTCAATCACCAACTGAATAATAAATAGGAGGGTAGCACCCTCTTTTTTTATGTCTAGTAATTATTATTATCCAGAGGGACCAATGGGACCTGTTTGTGATTTTGTCATAGACGATGATCCTGCTCAACGAAAAATCATTGTTGATGATGGTGATGGAAGAGTTTACACTTATGGTCCTCTTGATTTCTCTGCGATGGAATCTGTATTTGGCGCAGGCACTGTCCCTGCAATTGTTGCTCGCAGATGTAAAGTGCGAGAACTGGAGGATGGTACTCTCGAATACTATGATTGTGTCGATGATCTACTAAGTCCGATCCCAGGAAGTGATGGTGGTCTAGGACTAGATGATTATGATTGGAAAACTAAATCTCAGATTCCTTGGGGACTGGATGATGACTTTGATAATCCTACTATCACCTCTGAGAGTTGTTCCCCTCATGATCCAGACATTAATATTATCCCTATAAGGGTATTCAACTCAGATGGGTCATTTGTAACTAAGACCCAAGTGGAGAGATCTAGTCCAGTTACATTTAACGTGACATCAGAAGATCTAACGGTTATAAACAACGCTACAATTACAGCAGAGTTTTCTGAAGATCGGCAGAACTTGGTGATTGGAGGAACTGGAGATGGTATTGTTCAACTTCGATTGACTTGGAATGATAAACCAAGTATTTCTGGTCAAGCAATCGGTACGCTTACTGTTGCAGGTGCATCTTTTAGTCAGGGTAATAAAGAGAAGGGTGATGTAAGTAAATCAGTTCAAGTAACTGCAGGACAATCATATCCAATTGCTTTAAGTGGGAACTCAGGTACTTCTGGAAGCGTCAGACGGAGTGCACAGGTGATTGAATATGACGATGATATTGGTAACGGATTCGATCTCAATGCCACATTTCAAATTACTGATATCTTGCCATTAGAACCAACTACTAACGTTGAAGGATATTGGTCTGAAGAAGGAAACTCTTATGGAGTGTGGGTCAATCCCGCTGTCTGTACGCTTCCTTTTCAACAGCAAGACGTAACCTATCAAATTAATATTCCTGAAACAGGAACATATGGATTTGAGTTTGCTTGTGATGATAACGCTCAGATGTTTCTTAATGGTAGTTCTACTCCGTTCATGAGTATCACTGGTGGTATTTTTGAAGGTGGAACATACAACACACCATATACCGCTACAACAACTCTGAACGCGGGCACGTTAACTATGGTGGTAAAATGTACAAACTCTGCTGCAGGATTCGTAGATTCCAACGGAGAACCTGAAGGACTTGCATATAGTTGGCAACGTAACCCAGGTGGTTGGTATGTAAAAATTTGCCAGGGTGGTGGATGTGTTTCACCTACAACTATTCAATGGGTAGAATCAGGACCTCATCCTGCTTGGTCTGACTTTATGAATACCTATGCTGTATTTGCAGACAATCAAGATACTCTTTCAGGAACTACTCAGAATGCTACTTGGAATTTATCTTTAGTGGATACTGGTAATTATGAATTGGAAGTGCAGGCAGACAATCAGGCAGTCATAAGTTTCGATGGTACAACTCTAGGTACAGTCAATTCATTCACAACTAGCACAACTTATACACTAAATAATATTACATCAGGTGGTCACACCTTAGCGGCAGCAGTAACTAATAACGTTGAGACAGTCGATGTCTGGTCTAATAATCCAGCAGGTGTTGCATGGACTCTTAAAAAATTAAGTGCTCTATCTAACATTACGGCAAAGTTTAATAACAGTGGTGACCTAGTTGTTACTGGTCAGGGCACTGGAACAGTGACATTAAATTATGCTTGGGATGAAACTCCTGAATATTCATCTGCAAATGTTTCCCTTGCATTTGATTCCAATGGTAATCTGGTAGCAACTGGAACTGGTACTGCAACAGTAGAATTGTTATTTGAATGGAATGATAACCCTAGTACCGCTGGACAGGCATTAGGAACTCTTACTTGGAGTAATCTAACTGGAGCTGAATTTATACAAACAAGTGGTGTTAGAAAAGGTAGTGATGATGACACCGTTACAGTCACTGCAGGTACTACATACAATATCAGTATCACAGGTGGTACAGGATATGGTGGATTTTATCTCCAAGACAATGGACAGAAACTTTGTTTCAGAGATCTTGACGGCAATGATTGTAATGCACAAGTGAGGATTGGTTCAATTACTCAAGGACAAACTGAGGTTGCGTCCGATAGGGCATTGACATCTTACAGTGTTAATGGTTATACTTTCACTACAGGATCTGCTAATTCAGGAACGTCTAATGCGACGTTCAGTGTTAACGCAGGAACTACATACCCCGCCACTATTGTAGGCAATCCAAATGGTTTTACTTTGAAGCAATCAAAGACAAAACTTTGTTTCCAAGATAGTTCAGGAACAGACTGTAATGCCTCTGTGACTATTGGTGATTCTAATAATTCAAACGCTGATCTCATTGTCGCAAACTCTACACAGTTGAATACTCCTGGCGGAGGAAATATAATCTGGCACACCAGACTTGCATCTGGTTACAAATATACCACTGTATAAAATGAAACTTCCTAAAATCAAAAACGAACAACTTCCACCAGAACTTAGAGAGATCTTAGGTGATGGTGACGCAGAGTTTGATGCTATTGTAGATCCTATGGATGTTCTAGACATTCAATTAGATCCAGATGCATACTATGAGGATAGGCACAAGACCGCATTGATGTTAGTAGAGGCAAGAAAAAAATTAAACGAATATAGATCCAATGAGACTCAAGGATACAATCAAAACAGCAAAGAAAATTCTGAAGACAGCAAAGGAACATCCTGATCACTATACAGATGAAGAACTTCAGTTCGTGAAGATGATCAAACGTTCTGCAAAGCGTTCTTTAGAAAAGAAGCAGAACTGGTCGAATGATCAGGACGGGTAATACTACCTATAAACCAAATGTATAAGTCGATACAAACTGTATAAATAAATCTCGTAACGTTACAGAGTTGTAACACTTGCCATTTCTACAGGTCTGTGTTATAATTTCACTCAAGCGAACGGATGTCGAACCGTTCCATCATCTGCGGGTAACCATTCCGCAAGTAAAAACAAAACGAGGTTTAAAAAAATGATCAAAACTGCAATCGCAACTCTCTGTGCCACTGGTGCTTTGGTGGCTCCGTCTGCTGCCCTTGCTGGTCCCTACGTTAACGTAGAGGCAAACAGCTCTTTCACTGGTAGCAATTACAATTCTACTACCACTGATCTGCACGTTGGCTATGAAGGTCCTATCGGTGAAGGTGCTTCCTACTATGTTCAGGCAGGTGCTTCTGTGGTCTCCCCTGACGGCGGTGACGTTGATACCGTTCCTTCTGGTAAGGCAGGTCTCGGTCTTGCTCTGAGCGATGCTCTGGGTGCATATGGTGAGGTTTCCTTCCAAGGCTCTGGTGACTCCAGTGTCGATCGTGGATACGGAACCAAACTGGGTCTGAAGTATTCCTTCTGATTCCCTGCATACATAAGGTAAATATGGGGGACCAGAGGTCCCCTTTTTTATTCTCTGAATTTTAACTATGAAATTTGCAGTATATACCAGGACGGGATGTCCTTATTGCACAAAAATCAAACAGGTTTTGTCCGCAAAAAATTATACATATGAAGAGTACCAATTAGATGTTCACTTTAATAGGCAGGACTTCTATAAAGAATTTGGTGGGGGTAGCACTTTTCCTCAAGTTCTGTTAGACTCTAAGAAGCTCGGTGGATGCACCGATGCCGTTAAATACCTCCGTGAAAATAATCTTATCTGATGACCGAAGAATTCTACGAACTTGTTGAAAATGCTATTGATGCTGCTTTTGAGAAAGATTGTTATCTTTTCAATTGCTATTCATATTTGAAACACACCAAGACTACTCGCAAACAAGTTCGTGAGTTTATCAATTCAACTTCTGCAAAGAACGTTGCTTTGACTTGCTCTGATCTAGAAGCATATGTTAAAGGTGGAGATAAAACTCTCCGTGAAGCATATGGATTCTTGGGCAAACCGAAGGCAAGAAAGATACACAAGTATCTTCAGAAGATTCTTCATGATGCTGTAAAGTATGAAATTGACAGGAAACCAGGACGCAAAAAGCGTTCTAAATAAAGTCAGAGTTCACACATAGGAGGTTGGTTTCCATATTATTTTTGAAAACATAGGGGAGGAAACCATGTTAATTGCATTAGCAGTCTTAGTTACAATCGGTGCATTCATATTAGGAATCACTGTTTCCTGGTTAGCAAAAGGGTATGTCGAAGATTTTATCGAGAATGCCGCATATGCTAAATCAGTTACCCATCCAGAAATGTTTGATGAAGACGGTAACATGTTGCATGATGATCTGATCTATATCAGACCAGACACTCAATATTGGGACCACTCTTTAGAAGACGATGAGGAGGATTAATTAATCGGAGTTTATTATGCCTACACGATCTATTGAAAATAGCAACTCAAGGTTGCTACTTAGTGAGGTCTTACGCAAGGTCTCAAATGCTAAAACCAAAAAGGAAAAAGTTGATTTGTTGAGGAAGTATAACAGCACTGCTCTTCGTCAATTGTTGATTATCAATTTCGACGAGAGCATTGTCTCTATGCTTCCCGAAGGAGATGTACCTTACACTCCTAATGATGCACCTGTTGGTACAGACCACTCTCGCCTTGAGCAAGAGTATCGTGGTCTCTATCGTTTCTTCAAAGGTGGTGCAGATAAACTGCCTTCGCTGAAGCGTGAGTCTATGTTCGTTCAACTTCTAGAAGGACTGGCTTCTGAAGAAGCAGAACTCCTAGTTCTTGCTAAGGATGGACGTATTACTGACAAGTACAAGAGAATTACAAAGACTGTAATCTCTGAGGCATTCCCATCTATTGAGTGGGGAGGTCGCTCGTGAAAGGTGTGAGAGTGTATAAACAAAACTGTGATCCAAAGGAAGCTGAGGATCGCACGTTACCATACATTTGCTATCTAATTAGTTACAAGCAAGACGAGAAGGTCGTCTATGATCTGGCAATGGCAGGTAAACAGACAGACCTTTTCGACTATTATTACGATCTTTACGGGAAGAATTTTATAGAATTTAAACAATCAGAAGGGAGAGTAAATCCAAAATTATGGGTGGATCCGACAGCACCAAAAGCGAAGCGAGGAAAATGACAATTTATTTTGATCAACGTGCTGAGCAACAGAAGGCAGAGGAAGCAGCAGCTCAGTCTGAGGTAATAAAAAAAGAAGAAGAAAAGAAAGAGGCAATGAAAGCATTGGCAAGACTGATTGCCATATTTGCCAAACCTGCTGTTCTTATGCTATTATGGAACTGGTTAATGCCAGGTTTATTTGGTCTTGCAACCATTGGATACCTGAAGGCATTCGGTCTTTGCATTATCGCTCGTCTTATTATCGATAAAGAATGACAAAAGTATGTTTAGTCTCAGTGACTCCTGATGCTGAGAAGACAATTGGATACATCGCTCGTGTAAGCAATCCTGCAAATCAGGAGAACCCTAAGGTTTCAGGACTGCTGAAGTATTGTATCAAGCATGGACACTGGTCTGTGTTTGAACAGGCAATGATGACTCTAGAGATCCATACTACGAGAGCGATTTCACCTCAAATTTTGAGGCATCGTAGCTTCACATTTCAAGAGTTTTCTCAACGGTATGCTGATTCCTCCCTACTCTCGGAGACGATTCCTCTCCCAGAACTTCGGTCTCAGGATGACAAGAATCGTCAGAACTCTATCGATAATGTTGATCCTTGGAAGAAGCAGAAGTATGAAATCCTGATGCAGAATCATTTCAAGCAAGGTATGGATCTATACCAGCAGATGCTTGAAGATGGAATTGCAAAGGAATGTTCAAGAAATGTGCTTCCCCTCGCTGTACCAACAAAAATGTACATGTCGGGAAATCTAAGAAATTGGATCCACTATATACAATTACGTTCCGCCAACGGTACGCAGAAGGAGCACCAAGAGATTGCACTACTCGCTAAAGAACATTTCGTCTGTCAGTTTCCGACGATCTCTGAGGCGCTTGAGTGGTGCCCTGAGGGCGATTGTGGATGCTCTCAACGTCTCGATGAATGCGACTGTTTACAACCATCTCTGAGGATAGACTAATGCCCACATACGATGTAAAAAATCTCAAGACTGGAGAGAAACAAACTCTCTACATGACCATGAAAGATTATTGTCAGTGGAAGGAAGAGAATCCAGATTGGGATAAGGACTGGGAGGCAGCATCGCCAACAGGTACTATCTACGGCAAACCCAAACAGTCTGATGGATTCAAAGAAGTGATGTCTAAAGTCCAGAAAGCACACCCTAGAGCAAACTTGAGTCGATTCACCTAAACTATGGCAAGAGCAAGAAAGAAAACTGGTACTCCCCAGACATATCCAAACGGTATGAGTGCAAAGCAAATGAAGAGAAAGAAACCAATCGATTCTTCATACATGGTTCCGATCAAACCTTTGACGGATAACCAGACGCTTGCGTTTGAAAGTTACGAGATGGGTAAAAACCTGCTGCTTCATGGTGCAGCGGGAACAGGTAAAACATTCATCACACTTTACCTTGCTCTGCAGGAAGTGCTTGACGAAAACACACCTTATGATAAGATCTATATTGTAAGGTCTCTGGTTCCTACTCGTGAGATTGGTTTCCTTCCTGGAGACCATGAAGACAAGTCTGCGCTGTATCAGATTCCATATAAGAACATGGTTCGATACATGTTCAGTATGCCTGATGACAATTCGTTTGATATGCTCTATGATAATCTTAGGGCACAAGAAACAATTTCATTCTGGTCAACTTCGTTTATTCGTGGCGTCACTCTTGACAATGCCATCGTTATTGTGGATGAGTTTTCTAACCTCAACTTCCACGAACTAGATTCAATGATTACTCGCGTTGGTGAGGACTCTAAGATTATGTTCTGTGGTGATATTACACAATCCGATTTGGTTAGAGGGAACGAGAAGACTGGCGTCTCCGATTTCATTTCTATCCTTCAATCCATGCAAGAGTTTACATGTGTTGAATTTGGAATCGATGATATCGTTCGTTCTGGTCTGGTTAAGTCGTACCTGATCTCAAAATATAATCTAGGTTTCTAATGCCTTTTAATTTTATTGATGTCGATCTCAAGATTCCTGAGGTCGAACCTGTGAATCGTGATGGCACCCGTTTTTACCCTATTCCTGGGGCGGATAAATATTATCCGAGTGTTACCTCAATCACATCGTTTAAAAACGCTCAATTCTTCGCAGACTGGCGAAGACGCATAGGTGAAACAGAGGCTAATCGCATCACTGCTCGCGCTACACAACGCGGCACAGCATTCCATTCTATTACTGAAGATTATTTCAAAGGTGTATTAGATACAGACAAATACTTGGAAAACAATCCATTGTCTGTTAGAATGTTTCAGTTAGCAAAATCTACGCTAAACAGGATAGACAACATTCATTGTCTAGAGGGTTTCTTATACTCTCACTATCTTGGTTTGGCAGGTCGAGTAGACTGTATTGCTGAATTCGATGGCGAGTTGGCAGTGATCGATTTTAAAACCTCCACTAAGGAAAAAAAGGAATCATACATCGAGCACTATTTTGTGCAAGAGACTGCATATGCGGCAATGTTCCTTGAACGATCGGGTATTGAGGTAAAGAAAATTGTCACACTTATCGCCACCGAAGAGGGCTCTGTTCAAGTATTTGAGAAGTACAATCTTGATGACTATTTACAATTACTCAAATCCTATATTGAAGAATTTGTTAGGGGAAGACATGCCTAAAGAACAAATTGAGGATAAGTTTCTTACACCAACAAAATTCTCTCTGGAGATTGAACGCTTGGTTAAGAAGAGCAATGGTTTGATTACTTACATCGAAGCAGTTGTAACATACTGCCAAGAGAATGAGATTGAACTAGAAACTGTTCCTAAACTTATCAACAAACCGTTGAAAGAACGTCTGCGTCATGAGGCACAGCGTTTGAATTACATGAAAGCATCATCTAAAGGAGTTTTGCCACTGTGACAGGATTTGAAGTGTATAAGATGTATCTTGCATTGAAACAGCACTTCACTAAATCTGATTACGATTACTTCAAATATAGGGGAAAGGTCCGTGCCAATGAGAATTCATTTGAACAAAGACGTGACCGTTATTTCTTTAAAAAATTAGCGACGAGGCATTCCGATAAGAAACTGTTGGAATACTTTGTCGCTAATTTTGCATCCGATCCCAAAGGATATTTGAGATCATTTAGTGAGGACATCTACACCGACTGGAGAATATATCAAGAGTCTTTTACTTATAAATTCAAGGAAGAGATCAATTTATTATTGGAAGATCTTGGAACACCATACGAACAAACGTTTGAAACTATTTTTATCACCAAAAGAGGAGAGCATCCTCATCTAATAAAACGTTATTTCGCAGGTGAAGTATCATTAGAGACACTCGCAGTATTAGAACATTGTTTAGGGTATGTTGATGATTTAGATAAGAAGTTAACAGATCCTATGTGGAAGGAAACTAAGATGAGAATAAAAAAGTATGAACCTTTCCTTTCAATAGATTGTAAAAAATACAAGAGTGTCATTTTAGACGCTATCAGATTAAAACTATGAGTTTTTTTAAGTCAGAACAAGTACAAACAAACCTACAAGATATCTTTGAAACATACCAGCAGGTTGCATCGATGACATCAAAACTTGCTGGTATGAGTAAGCAAGAAAAACTAGATCATATTGAAGACTGTAAGGTCTTGATTGATAAGCAACGGAATTTTTATTTTCGTTTGACTCTTGCTGCTAAAGAAGATGAAGAGGCAGCTGATATGAAAACCAGGATCAGTGCCTTGACAAATGCCTTTGGATATAAGGACCTCTTCGAGTGCATGGATGCTATGGTCATGACACTCGAACAAGCGGCACAACGTGAGGTTGACCAGAGCTAAATAATATGCTACGATTACACAGTAGCAAACAAAACAAACTACACATTCAATACGGAGAATACGATTATGTCTTTTGCATCTCTCAAAAAAGCGTCCTCTGCAGGCAATACCTTTGCCCGCTTGACCAAAGAGATCGAGAAACTTAACCAACCTGCTGCAGGCAGTGGCGCTGATGAGCGTCTCTGGAAACCTGAACTGGACAAGTCTGGTAACGGTTATGCAGTCATTCGATTCCTTCCTGCACCCGATGGCGAAGATATGCCTTGGGCGAAGATCTGGAGTCATGCTTTCAAGGGTCCTGGCGGACAGTGGTACATTGAGAACTCTCTCACCACTCTCGGTAAGGATGATCCTGTTGGCGAACTGAACCGCGAACTGTGGAACAGTGGTCGTGATAGCGATAAAGAGATCGCTCGCGCTCAGAAGCGTAAACTCTCTTACTACTCGAACATCTATGTTGTGAGTGATCCTGCACACCCCGAGAATGAAGGACGTGTGTTCCTCTACAAGTTCGGTAAGAAGATCTTTGACAAACTCGTGGAAGCAATGCAACCTGCATTTGCAGACGAGACTCCTGTCGATCCTTTCAACTTCTGGAAGGGTGCTGACTTCAAACTGAAGATCCGCAAGGTAGATGGTTACTGGAACTATGACAAGTCTGAGTTCGCTGCACCTGGTGTGCTCGGTGGATTTGACGATGACAAACTGGAGTCTATCTGGAGTCAGGGATACTCTCTCGCAGAGTTTGAAGACGCTAAGAACTTCAAGTCCTATGAGGATCTGAAGAAGCGTTTGGATCTGGTGCTTGGTAAGACCTCTGCACCTGTTGCCCGTCCTATTGATGAGTCCCTTGAGGATGAGTCTGAGGGTCGTGGTAATTTCAACTCTCCTGACATCACTGGGCAACCTGATTGGGCAGCAGAAGTCAAGGACTTCCGTGAGAAGGCAGTTGCCGCTTCCCCTGTAGAGGATGAAGATGACACTCTGTCTTACTTTGCCAAACTCGCTGAGGAGGATTGATGAAGACTCTTAGTCTAGAAGATTATCAGAAGGCGGGTGATGAGTTTTGGCCAAAGTATTGGTACATTGCCAAAGAACTTGGTGAAGATGCCAGAACTGAGGACATCTTGAAAGTCATGGAAGCAGTTGGGGGCGTTGCCCTCAAACTGAAACTAGAGGACAAACCCGCTCCTTTTGGATTCAATAAAAAGTCTGAGGATTAACTATGAAACTAGCACTCGCTGCTCTAATGGTGTTAACTACACTTCCTGCTTATGCTGGTGGTCCCAGGATCCGTTATCAAGATACTGGTGACTACTCAAACTACAAAGCATACGAATCTCAGAAGGGTTATGCTCGTGAGGAAAAGTGTTATCGAAATGAATATCGTGAAGAGTATGTTCCTGGCACGAGTAAGTCTCCTGGGTATGTGAAGACATACAGAGAGCGAGTCAAAGTTCCTTGTCAGAGTCACATGCCACAACCGTCATATAGTTACCCTGAATCTAGTCATGACGACAACTCCTGCGTCGAAGGTTCTATCCTTGGAGGTATTGCAGGGGGTGGCATTGGTGCTGCTGCATCCAGAGGCGATGGTCGCTGGTGGGCAATCCCTCTAGGAATTGTCAGCGGTAGCATGGTTGGATGTCAAATGGATGGGGGTTAATTAAATACCCAAAACCAAAATCGACCTTAGATTCCCAGAAAGTCGCAAAAAAAATCGCGGCAAAAAATGGGTCTCTAAGGTTTTTTAGTATCCGTAACCAGGAGAAGAAGGACTTGGTGACGGCGAGGGTGATGGGGAAGGTGACGGAGA